GGCCTTAGCCAAATCCGACTCAAGTTGTTCTACCTCAACGGCAGACATCATATCTTTACTTTCAGATACTAAAGTTTCTTTTTGATCAACATATTTGGCAATGCTATTTGTTGCGGCTACGATGTGACGGATTTTGGCTTTGGGGTCAGCGCCACTTACTACGATGCTCAACTCAATTGGGTTTAAACCGGTATTTATTTCGGCATAGCGTGTTTTATCTAAAATATGACGGCAAAAATCTTTTTCAGTTCTACAAGCTTTTCCACAGTCTGAACACGTAGCTAGCGCTACTGATACGCCCATTGATACATTTGCACTATATCCAGTGGCCACTTTTCTTGCTAAATCAGGATAATTAATTTTGTCTAATGCGCATAAACCTATTACTCTTTTATGTTTTTTATCATAATAAGTATCAACAATTATGCCTCTAATGGAATTCACGTCTGACGATTTATGATCCAAACACAAAGGGCGAGAAACCCAAAGTTTATGACACTTAATTAATTCTGATTCAGGGAAGGCATCACCGTTAGAGTTTTTTAAAGGTAAAATATCTTTTGATGAACATTTCCATTTCCAAGCTCCAGTTTTTTCATCAATATCCCAACTTGCAATTACTTCATTACCATTTGCATCTTTTTTAATATTACCATCATCATCAATTAATGATGCTTCTGCCGCATGCATAAAGATAGCTGTGAAGTACAAAAAATCTCTAGCTCTTGGAGCAATTTTTTTTAAATCAGTGGCTATTTTTTTAAATCTTTCTAATGCGTCTAAATTAACATCAAACTCAGAAAAAGCAGTTCCAGTAGACTTTATATTATCAGAAATAATTGGTTCTAATTCGGCAAATTTTATAAAACTCATTATTTCTCCGTTTTAACAGTTTTTTTATCTTTTTCAGAATTTTTTGTTAATTTTTCTTTTTGATCAATAAATTCGGAAACTTTTTCTAAACTCAAATCTGAATCTACAATTTTAGCTTCGCTATACTTTATAAACATATTTTCTCCAATGAAAACACAACTTAATCAAAATTATACGATAATATTACCTGTAAAATTATAATCGTATATATCTTTTATCTTTTCTAAAAATTGTTCCTGTGAATGATTACTTTTCATTTTATTACAGGATGCACAACAAGTTACACAATTATCAATTAAATAACCAATTTTACTATCAACTCTATCTATACCATTTCTATAAAACACACTACCCACAGGAATTTTGGGTTCTTTTCCGCAATAAAAACAAATATTCATTATTAAATTTTCATATTGATTTTTTGACAGTTTCCACTCTAAAACTTTTTTTGTACCATTTCTTGTTTTTCTAATACTATTATGCTCTTTATATCTTTTAAAGGATGTTAAAATTCTTTCTTCATATTTTTGATTACTAACATTATTAAATGATTTTTTATCAATTAAATTAATGTTAATTAAATTTTTCTCTATAAGACAATATTTATAAATATTTTGTATTATATTAAAAAAATCATCCTTATATAAATTTGATTTTAAACTATTACATAACACACAACAAGAAATACAATTTTCAATTATATAACCTTTTAAACTATCAATTCTATCTATTGTACCTCTATAAAAATTTTCACCAGTTTTTGTTTTTATTTCTGGTTTTTTTCCACAATATACACAGTTAAGCGTTGAAAGTTGAATAAATTGTTCTTTTGTTAAATTCCATTCTAAATTTTTACCTCGCTCTTTTATCCGCCTATGATACGATTTTATTTCATTTTCCCAAGGATCCTTAGTAAATTCTTGGTATTGCGAACAACCACAAGATTTAACTTTCCCTGTTGAAACATCAGAAATTTTTCTCATTCTTATTACCCCACATTCACACAAACACTCACAAACTCTTTCATACTCTTTAGGTTTTATATTTTTTAAATCAGGAATAGATAAAACTGTTAATTTGTTATACTTTTTACCAACCTCAACAAAATGTTTAGCATTTCTTTCGCGAGCATTAATGCCATTTATTTGTAAAAGACATCCGCACGACTTAACTCTTTCAACAACCAAATCTCTTTCTTTAACTATTTTTTCACCACCACAATCACATTTACATAAATATTCTAACTTGTTTTTATCATTTTTGCCAATGAATTTGTAAACAGTCAATTTATTATATTTTTCACCAACTTTAACTTCAAATTGTTTTTTAACTCTATTAAACTTATCACCAATGTTTACTATATTTTTAATCCTACCCATTTCAAAACCCTTATCATTTTAAATATTTTCACGACATATTTTATATATGTTTACTAATAACATCACCTCGACAAAAATAATATTTAATCCATTTCCTCATCAAAACAAACCATAAAAATACATAACAAAACCATTATAAAAAACATATAAACTTTTTACTTCAAAATCTGTTTTAATTGTTCTTCTCTTTCCTTAAACAACCTAGTAATAATTGGCTCATTCTGGGTAACATTTGGAGATTGAACAGTTTCAGAAAGTCCATCATACCAATTACCAGCAATAACGTTTGTATTTATGTGTTTTATAATTCTTTCTTTTATTAAACTTTCCAATTGCCCGCACTGTTTTTGCACATTTTCAACGGTAGAGATAACATTTTCCTTATAATTATCGGATTTATAATCATCTAAATTTTCCAAAAGCATATTACAAGACTCATCGATATCATTAAAAGAGTTAGTGAACGTTTTAATAAGGTCAAGTATATGTCCATCGATATTAAAATGATTCATTTCTTGTAGTGTTAAATATGCCAAAGTTCTCATTTCGGTGAATATTTTTTCTATTTCGTCTCTATATCTACGAATTGTCCCTCTATTTTCAACAATAGAATCTGTAGAAACGTTTTCATTATTTTTAAGAGGATTATAAAGAATATCCAATTGTTTCTCAAAAAGCTCTAATTTTTTACAAACCTGTTGTAATCTTTGAACAATTTTCCTGGCAATTTTTTTATCAGAATCAGGAACATCAAGGGACATTTCTACAAGTTGTGCTAATTTACTAATCATGCTATAATGCCTTTAAAATCATATTTGCGGCAAAGTTGATGAACTTGCTGGTCCTGCCGCATTAGGTGTTAAATCAATTGCTCCAGAGGTAGAATTATAACTTGAATTAGGCAGCACATCCATATTATTAATCAAACCTACATTTAAATCTTGCACATCTTTCTTTTTTAATAATTTCTTTAAAAATCGTTTTCTCAATTTTCTTTTGGCCGTTCTAACCGTTCCAGGATAAAAATTAGTAGTTGGATCCATAGGAAGAGACCAAGATTGTTGTGAACTGAAAGCTGGAGGTGTAATTTCAGATACGGCAAACCCATCATTGCTTGGCTGTGAGTCTGGTCCGGTTTCCAATACATCATTTTTAATTGTGAATTGTTTGCAATAATCACCGGAACAAAACCTGCAAATTTCCATATCAAACACTTTTTTTACATTTTTATCCAAGCCTGTGCCGTAGCCATTATTATGAGCTTCATCAAATATTTTTTCACAATCCCAATGTTGTTTCATTGCTCTGTATAAAGCTATAGCAAAACCGGTTCTATCTTTACCTTGGGCACAATGAATAATAACCGCTCCATCATTAATATCTAACATGTTATTTTGAATTAAAGCTTCCAGCCCTCTCGCTTCAACGGTTGGGTTTCCTATGAGCATTGGATAAATAATATGTTGGATACCGGGCGGAATATATTTAGCTATTAGATTGCCAGCCGATTGGTCCAGGCTAATAATTCTTTTAACCTTCAACATTGGACTAACCAAATAATCAATATCACCAGGCATAATTGTTCCGGAGCGATATAGTTTATTAGGAAGAACTATTTGAAAATTAACAGCCATTATAAGTTCTTTACTATTGCAGATATGATCTCACGTATATAGTGAGGATTATGGCCATTTAGGATGGTTTTTATGAAAGTCAACGAAGCTCCTAAAGACGCGGAAGCGGGGGTCTTTTTTGAGGATATTTCATTCTCATTTAAATTCCATATTTTATTTCTTAAGTTAAATATGGATTTTGGGCGATTAACAATATCGATACGTTTAAGAAGAAATTTTACAATGTCAGCAATACCTCTGCCGGCACTTTCGGGGTTACCAAGGTCTATTGTGCTTGCGGCAATTTTATACATTCTTTCACTACGATTCATAGCTAATTTCCTTGATAGCCGCCAATAAAGCTATTCTATCAGGATCTTCCAATTCCTCCAAAACAGCCTCATCAAATGCATTTTTAAAAGCAACCATAAACTTATTAACTTTATCTTTTTGATTATGCCTTAAGTCCCTCATAACTGAAGAATAAGTTAAATCTGGATTAATATTATCTCCACCAGTTTCATTAGCAATTATTATTTTAATTTTTTCACATAAACCAATATCTCCGCAAATATTTAAATCTTGAGATATTTTTCGTAATTGATTTAAATTATTTATATTCATTTATTTAGATTGCCTTTAAATGAAATAATCTTTCGCTTTTATTTATTATTTTGCTGGAAAGTTTTGTTAAATTTGATTTATTTAATGATATAGCTAATTTTACATTATGATTATATTTTTCAGAAAAAGCTTCAGAAAATGATTTTAAAGATGAATTAACTGCATTTAAAACTGTTTCTTCATCACCAGTAATAGTTGAACTGATTTCAATATTATTATCATCAGCGAAAATTTCAGGTTCATTACAATTAAAACACTCTTTAATAAATTCCGAAGCTGTTTTTGCAAATTTTATTGAAATATTATCATTATTTTTTATATTAATGGTAAAATTAGTTTTATTTAAAAGTTTATTTTCTATTGCTTTTTTAACAATTTCATCCAATGGCCCTGAAGCATAAAGATAATTAATAAAACTATTTATTTCATTATCGTTAATTTCTTTATTTGGCTGTGCAACTTGTTGAACATTTTGTGGTGTACTTAATTTTTCTCCTGAATTTAATGCAACAAGTTCCGGTTTATCATTGTCTTGATTAACGGTGTACATTGTGTTTTGCGCAATATTAGAAACCAATTTATCTGGAATTTTAACAGGTTCAGAATTTTTCCAAGCTTTATATTCCGGCAATTGACTCGGAGGTGGTTTTGGATCAGAAACCATTCCTGATAATTGTGGAGCTATATCTCTTATAAATTTATTATAAATAGATGACATTTTGCCAGAATATAAAAACCTGTTAGCCGTATAATATGTTTTATCACCCATGGCCAAACCAGAATGTAATGCGTCTCCCGTTCCAAACCATGGTAAAACCGTTCCGTAGTCTTTTAAAAGCTTCCAATAATAAGTGGCCCCATCTTCTGGCGTTTTATAAGATCTGTAGTTTACAAAATCAAGATTTTTCATAACTTCGCCTGATGGCCCAAATTCTTTGTAGCCATTAGGTTTATCATTCTGTGTTTTAAGAACCAAATAAGGTTTTCCAGATTCAATCCAAGCTTTTCCGGCAGTTATATTACCCATATTATTGTTCATTAAATTACCACTTGACTCAACCATAGCTTGTGCCCAGGCAACACCAAGAATCTGTAAACTAGGATCTTGACCAAACGCATTTTGATAACCCTTGCGTAAAACTTCAGCTAATTTCACTTGCGATAATTGATTATTAAATCTTTCAACCTTACCATCAACAAAAGCCAATTTCTTAAACCAATCTTTTCTTGAAGCTGTTTTAGGTAAATCATCATAATGAACAGATAATGTCCTCATCAAACTTAATTTTTGACCAGGCAATTCATTTAACAATACCGTTCCAGTAAAAACATAATTTATACCAGGAACACTAAATGGACCAAATTGAACCGTTATGTAGTTTTGACCCTCCCTAGTATCTTTTTTTACAGGACTTATTTTTGTTATTTTCCCGCCTTTAATCGCTTTTGAAAATAAATTGAAAAAGTGTGGAGATTTTTCAATTTGATCAGATACTTCTTTTCCAACAGTAACCAAAAACATCTGTCTTGCTTTATCAGAAATAAAAATTGACATTGTTGACAATGGTGACTGATCAACTTTTTCATTCGGCAAATCTGTTTCTGAAGTTGACCCAGCCGGAACAGCACTTTTTTCTGCCGCCAAATGTAAACCCTCTAACTCTTTATATAAAAGCTGAGAAAGATCTTTTACTTCCACCAAAGCACTTTCATAATCAGAAACATCAGCATCTTTGATCGCGTTATTTAATCTGTCAAGTTGCTCAGATAAATCACTCATATATGATTTTACCGCAACAGACTCGCTCTTTAAATTTAATACCTGTTCACGGTATTCGTCATTTGAAAGCTGTTTAAACCAGTTATATAAGCGCCGCACAACACCAGCAACCTTAACCACACTGTCAAGATTTTCTGAAGATGCTTGTTTTAAAATGGTGTAATTAATCATTTAAAAGTGATTGCGCGTGTTCTAATAGTTTCACACTAGTTTCCGGATCTGTTTCATCAATTTCTTCGGAATATTTACAAAGAATAGCTGCCATTAATCCAGGATCGTTTGTCGTAGCAACCTTTTCGAAATATTTAAAAAATTCTGTATGAGCAACTTTTCTCTTATTATCTTTAAGAATTTGTTTGTTCATACTATTTAATGGACCTATAAAATATTGTCTATCCTCTTCCGGTAAAACTAAATATTCCGGAAACTTCTTAATTAAATTAAGATCATATGTTCCATCTGTCGTTTTTGGCAACATATTTAAATAATCTGAATTTGAAATCAAATCATATGAATCTTTACCTGTCAAATCTTTAAGTGATTTTCCTAATAGTTTCTCAAGCTTACCAGTATGCGTGAAAATTTGTACTTCCTCATCAACCGGCTCTTCTTCCGTTTCATCTTCTAAACCAACTAATGCCGGATCAGATGTCGTCGTATCAACTGGTGCATTTGTCGTAATTTCTTTTGCACGTATATCTTTTAGTTTAAGAACAAGCTCTTTTTTATCTTCAGATGAAAGGTTTGTAAAAGCTGGATCGTCTAATATTTCACTAAAATGAAAATCTCCATTGCCAAGTCTTTTCATATTTTTGATAAATTCTGGATCGCTTAATTTAGAAAAAACCTCTTCTTTTGTAGGGCCTTTTTTAACCAAACCCTTGACATCTTCATATTTCTTTAAATCAATATCATATCCATTATTTTTATATTCGTTAGCTTTATCAAAACCACTACTTTGACTAACAAAAACAACATCATTTCCATATGCTTTATAGACCGCCGACCTCAATGCATCCAAATCTTCGCCACCACCTTTTGGAAGAACCACCATTGTGATTTTTTGTTTATTTGTGGCCGGTTTAATTGGCTCAGAAATAGGTTCTGGCTCTTTAACAGCAGGAACATCTTTATTTACTTTCGGCCTTCCTTGTGGGCGTTTAGGAGCCTCTGGTGCTTTAACCTCAGAAACAGGTGCAACTTTAACCTCTTCTTTCGGCTTTTCTGGCGTTAAATCATTTTCATTAACAGAAATGTCAGGCTTTGGAGCTTCAGTTTTTTGTTCCTCTGCCGGTTTAATTGGTTCCGGAGTTATAACTGGCTCTGGTGTTTTAACAGGATCAGGCGTTACAACCGGTTCATGAATTTTAACAGGCTCGGGCGATTTAACTTCAACAGCTGCCGGAGATGGGGCAGAAGGAATTGAAACAGCAGCTTGTTGTTCTGCTGCCGGAACTTCACCAGGTTTTAAATTCTTTAACAACTCTTCTAGTTGATCAAATTGTTTATCTTTATCACCACGAGTAGGTCTTCCAGGCCCACGAACAGCTGCATCAGGTTCTTTTGTTTTATTTTCAACATTTACCTTCTGCTCAACTGGAACTGTCATATTTGTCGGGGCAGAAGGAACAACAGGTGCAGGTTGAACTGTCTCTTGCCCAACTTCTGGCTTTTCATCAAATGTACTTACTGGCTCTTTGCCTCTCAACATCTGTGCCAAATCGGCTATATGTTTTTCATAAATATTCTTAAAATGCTCATGAAATGCTAGTTGACCTTTTTCCATTTTTGCAACTTCAGCTACCCAAGCACCAATATTTCCCGTGGCTCTCGCATCTCCCATTTTTTTAAGTGATGTTAACACTAAATTAACAACTCTTTCGGTTTGTTTAATTAATGACTGAACACCTAATTTGCGTTCCTTAATTCTTTTCCAATATGTCTGCTCAAATGAATTGCCGAGAATTTTGTTGAAAAAATCACTTAAAGCTGCCTCTTTCAATAAAACAGTTTCAATTTTAGCTTTCTTCCCAAAATAATCTTTGAAAATATCAGCATCCTGAACTTTTGTATAATATTCCCTTAAAGCCTCATCTTCAACATCTGTTACGTTTTTGCCATAAGAAACAAGTTTTTGAAGTGTTGTATCGATTTCTGCCACCCAATGAGCAACATCAACAAACCGATTCTCTTTAAATGAATTGTTGGCATTCTTAAAATTTAACTTAAGACTCTTTGCCTCTTCTCGAATCTCTTTATCAGCATCGCGTAGCAAATTCATGCGCTCTTGAAACGAATTTGATAGATTTTCTCCCAACATTCGCTTCCAACCACCAGGAGTTAAATATTGCTTAACTTGGTTACTAACGCCGTAACCTTGCGCCTGAACATATAGGTTTCCTGCTGATTTTTCTTTTGTCATAAATAAACTCCTACTTTAAGGCGAAATTATTGGCTTATTTTAATACGGGAGGTGTAGGAATTCCACCAACTTCACCACCACTTGGAGCAGGTTCTGATGGTGGCGGACTTCCTAATCCTCCCATTCCACCAACCCCAGGCAACCCTTCACCTAATCCTCCAGCGCCATCAGGGACAGTTTCGCCTGTGTTCTCTCCTGGTAATGGTCCGGTTATTGGTTCTTTAATGACATCACCATCTCCCAATGATCTCAAATCTTCCAATGGCATAACGCCTAAAGCAGCCAATTCTTTCGCTCTGATTGCTTCATCAATCATCTCTTTATGCATCTTTGATTTTTCATCATCATAATCTAATCCAAGAGAACGATAAAGTGTTTGTTTAGATATTGTCTTAGCTTCACCATTTGCTAGCTGAATTAAATTATTAATATAGTCAGACATGTCAAATAATGACATATGGTTCCATTCAATTTCAGGAACAATTAATACTTTTTGACCTTCAATGATCTCATAAAAATCATTAATTTTAGCAATTGGTGCAAATATCTTGCGGCGTAACCATTGACTTAATTTTTCTCGAAATGACATATAACGCTGACGCAATACATCTAGGGTGATACCTCCATTGCTATAAGTTACGTCACCTCCTCCATCCATTATTACAGAAGGCACCATTAGACCGACATATATATTTTTAATTAGCCTTTCTATTTTTGATGATGTGTCAAAGATTGCTTGACCGGAACCTACCTTTTCTACGGTAACGGCTTCGTGAGTGAATATCTTGAAGTCCTTGTCGTATTGTGCCTGGCTGAACACTTCTTTCCAAGCCTCTAAATCAGCCGGAGTGGGTTTGTAATTATCCTGTCCACCACCAATTTTTACAAGTGTCAGCGGCGTTACCATATTATCAGCAATCGCATAATCCGCTTCGCGCAATTTATCAAACAACATTAAATCTCTAAATATACTTACAATTAAACTTGTTCCTCTAACTTCATACGGACTATTTGTCTTGGCCAAATGCGAAATATAAAAATTACTTAAAGGTATATTTTCGCCTTTTTTAACATGTTCTATAATTCCACGATCCAACTGTTGCCTCTGTTGAACTGCTGCCGGAGAATTTGATGTGCAAATTTTCTTCAAATTCTCATCAGGTCGTAAACTAATAATAGGATCTCCAGACACAACTGAACGCTGAACATTCATATAATCAGGGTTTTGTATTAATAACCTACTCCATTTTGCAGTCCTCTCATCCAACTCACCATAAATAAATGTTTCTCCTAGTGTCCAATATTCCTGCGCCACCTGAATGCAAACATTAATAAGATCAATTTCATCTGCCATCTGACCAAAAAAATCTTCAACTTTTTTATTGTGACATTTGATATTTAATTTTGAAATCGGATAGGTAGAGTGTAAAGAAATGGCATTTTGAACAAATGGATTTAAAGCAAAAAATGACCGACACCATGCATTAATTGTTGCTTTATCACGTGGTAAATTTAAATTTGAGTTTAACCACAACGGAGAATACATCTCCGGCGTTTGTCTTGAGGTACCGCCAGGACCCCTCCAGCCCGCCCCAGTTGAACCAGATGATGAGCTTGATAAATCGCTAAATTGTGCGTTTTTACGAATTCCAGAGCCCGACCCAGTAACATTGCCAGCGCCAGTTTTTCCTAATAAATTTGTATATTGAGAGGAGTTAACACCAGGCTCACGAAATTTACCCTCTAATACTTCATTTTCTAAACCATCTCGTCTAAATGAAGAAACAGCTTTATACATCTGTGGTGTTACTGGAGGTGGAGCAGAGCGAGCTTCTAAAAATTGTTCTGACTTGGATTTTACCATGAATTACCTGTGTTAATACAATAATATGCGCCTTAACATATTATTTATATATCATCGCATCCTTGGAATATACCCGCTCACAGCTAAAATTTTACCGCTTTTATTGTCAGGCATAACCAAACTACCGCTACCAACCATATTGAAGCCATTTGTTTTGTCGAATTTGTAAGCGAGGTAGGCATTCATGAGGGCCATAAATCCATCGTTTTGAGAATTTCCTTTAATATATCTTGAAACAGGTTCATTAACTCTATTAGCTGTAGTTTTTATTTCCATACTACAACAATGAGATATAAGCCATTCTATTTTTTCATAATCACCGTATGGGAAACGAATTAATCCTCGTTTCATAAGATCAAACATTTCTGCAATTAAATAATCGCGTTCAAACATTATTTCTTTAGGAAACTGATCACTACAGTATTTAAAATGTCCTCTTAATTGATGTGTTGCTCTGGAGGCTAAAAATCTATCACCATAAGTGTTTTGTAGATGCTCGCTAAGGTCATTTGCGTAACCAATATCTCCAATAGCAAGCTTGACGGAGTATTGTCTAAGCATTTGTTCTACAATTTCTTTTTTCTCAGTAAAATTATTTCTTTTAAGCATTGTCGCATATTCAATGGACAAAATATTTGCCTCTTCCGAAAGTATTACGCCACACGAATATGATTGCCCTGTTGTCTGAGAGTTCTCAGAACCATTGCTAACTTGCTTACTACCCCAATCAAAACCAGCATAAACTTTTTTATTATCTTTAATGGTTATACATGATTTAAATTTGCGACCAACATCGGCACACAGTTCTCGAATTTCATCTGATGAAATTGGTTTTGCATCACCAGCATAAAACTCGCCAAGAACTTCATTTTGCCATGTTATTTCTCCAGTATTTGGATTGTTTTCTGGTTTTTCTCCCAGAATTGTTTCTTTTGTAAAATTTGGCATATATAATTGATTTAAATGAAACCCCGTAAACTTTGCATCCGGATTTCCGTGAACAATCCACTTACCTCTTTCGGCAGCTTCTAATTTATTTTGTTCATAGCCACAATGTTCGCATTTGACAATATACCCATACAACCAAACTTTTTCCCAATTTGTTCCCGGAGCATATAATGGAAAATATTCTCCACATTTTTCACAACCGAGATGATAATACTGTTGAGACGAATCATTCCACATATTCCAAAAATAACTTCCCTTTTGCTTCGGTGTTCCAAAAAAAACAGCAATACCTTTTCCTGATTGACCATACTGAGATTGATTAAGAAGCTTTAATGAATTTTGAATAGCTATACCTGACATGTCTTGTATTTCATCAAAAAAAAGACCATCTAATGTGCCACCTCTCAATCGCGATCCATCTAGTCCAGTAGACTCAATTTGTAAATAATTACCATTAATAAATTGTTTATATTGTAACGAATCATTTGACGCCGACTCTTTATCAAGTTTTGATTCTATATATGATACTTTTTTCTTTCCAGGTTTAACGTCGCCATCTACAATTGATGTAGCTATAGTTGGATTAAGTTTTGTTTTGGCATAACGGAAAACGTGAATGAGCGACGGAAAAGCATGCATTAATCTCATTGGTGGACGGCCATTAATTCCAAATTGATTTGAGGCCACTAAAAAAAGACTTAAATTTGCGATTGCTGTCGTTAATCCAATTTGGCGGCCTTTTAATACAACACAATGACGAGAGTTTTTTTCTAAAGACTTAATACCTATGTATCTATACATGTCTGTAAAAGGTTTATAACCACCTTTAGAAATTTTAAACGGCTTGCCATCAAGTGTTAAATATTTTTCACACCAATATACTGGATCTATGTTGGATATGTTGTTTTTGAATTGTTCAAAGATATCAAGACTCATTTTTGATCCAAGCCTTATTACTTAATACACTATATACTTGTGCAGCACTTATACTATATTTTCTTGATAATATTTTTATTTTTTCCGTCTTACGTGCACATATTAAATTATAATCATTTCTTAATTGGTCGGCTAAATTTTGATTTAATTTGTTACCTTTATTTTTAATAAAATTTATATATTGAACATCATTAGTTTTACGTTTACGGTTTGAAATAATTGTACGCATATAAGCTCCTTTTATATTTTTATACTTTAAAAGTAACACTTTGCAAGCGTCTGCAAATGATAAATTTTTAAATTTATTCATAAAATCAAATCTAATATTATCAATAATTTCTTGAGGAATTTCGCATATTTTTTTTATATTTCCGTCTATTATTTTATTAATTTCCAACTGTGTTAATGCGTATTTTTCATCTGTCCATATTTCATTATATATAATAGCTCTAGCAACAGCAATTTTATATTTTTTATTTAAATCATTTAATGAATAATTTCCAGACCTATAATCAGTCCTAATATTGTTGGCAATATCTTGTGTTATTTTTTTACCATTACCCTTATTATTTTCAGACATCTTTACCCGCATTTCATTTGTCCACACAACTTTAGGAGAGGGATTGTCTTTTTTAATTTTAGAAATTTTATCTTTTGTTTCTTGACTGTGTTTAAATCCTAAAGTTCCAAATTCTCCTCCACTAGTCATGTTATAACCAGCATCTTTTCCAAATTTATTAATATTTGTCCGGAAAAATTCTATAAAATGAGCCTCGGCCAAATGTGATTCACTTTTTTCATTATCAGAATACTCTTCAATAACTTGAAATATAAAATGATTTTCTATATCTTTTGTGTTTTTTGAATATTTTCTAAAAGCTCTTGATAAAAGGTTGTTATAATCACCACTATTAACCCGAAAAGCATTCTTTTTTTCATCTCGCCATCTTTGCTTATAGTCACTTGTCCACCCAACATACAATTTATTATTAATTTTATTCTGTATCGTATATATGTAAAACATAAACTTCCTTATCTAAAAATTTCACAACATTACACCCATAATTATATTACCACTGCAATTCTCTCGACCAAAAACATTTTACATATAAATCGCAAACCACCATATTTTATTTAAATACCTTTACTTAGCAGGCATCAACCCTTTAAAAGCATCATTATTATCACTCATATCATCTCCACCGAAATTTTTGCCCACACCAAATCCAATATTAGGATTATTTTCTTCAGGTCCAACCATTGCCATTTCGCTTACAATTATATTATTTATGAATCTTGCCACATCCTCATTCATAATATCTTGAGTTTCTATGCCGTACCTTTGACCAAAAATAGCCAATAGATCGTACTGTATTGCGGGCACTGATGCACCTAAGGCGTTTGTATTCCTTATATTGTTTCTAATAAAATTCACAATATTATCAGCGACATCATGATATTTAGCCAATGATTCGGGAATTTTGTTTGAATTGGTGGTTGGAACGTTTAGTTGGGCAAGTTTATTTTTGTTTTTAAAATGATAATAATTAAAAATACGTTTTATTTCTTTGTTTCCACCCTCTGTAGATATATCGGCGCCCCAACAATAGCCCAATCCATACAATATACCATTTTCTAATCCCGGCTCTAGTGGTGGATTAGGCGTTGCGTTTAGTGAGGCCAAAATGTCGCCTACCTGATTATGTTCCAAATCAAAAAAACCAGTCTCAAACCCTATTTTAAAAGGTGTTGACGCTTCATTAACATGTAATTTTGACATATAGTGATCAAAATTATCCTGTCCGGCATCACAGCTCCCACCTTCACATTCCTCGCCTGGATAAGCTTCTGAACCTGTCTTATTTACTTTTTTTTTTAATTCATCGCCGGCTAATTTGTTATGTTTTTTAGCCTCGTCATAAACTTTTTTCAATTGCACATTTCCATCATTCTTCGACATTTTCGCGCCAATGACATAACCCAAGCCAAAATTCATATAGTTAGTTAAATCAGGTTTAAAGTTTCTAACAGTAATTGCGGCAAGAATATTACCAACAAGATCATTATTTAGATCTTCTTCCCCATCTTGAAGGCCAACATCAAAATATGGATTGTTAGGATCAAAATCAGTCTCTCTCATATAAACTTCAAAATCATCAACTGTGCCGTCTTGGTTTAGATCATTTATTTTAAGATCAGCAACTTTAACATTATTTTTATCATTGGCAGTTAATTGATTTAGATATGTATCAAGTCCGGTTCGTTCTCTCATGTCATTAACGGCATCTGAAACCGTTGCATATCGCGATTTTGAGCCCATAATATTATTTATTTGAGAAACTAATGACTGAGCATCCCTAGCACGAGTTTGTTCAACCACGGTTAAATTTTTATTTTTACCAGCAAAGTTTTGGATCCATGGGGCGAGGTTTGAGTCTCGTTCGGTTAGGCCATCTTGGCGAGTTATTTTAAATCCTCTTGACATTTATGGCTCCTGTTAGGCGGGATAGTTGGCTTGCATGTTAAGGTTATCTTCGCTGGTAGGATCAAAATCTTTATCGAAGTCAGCGGCAACGTCACGAACATAATAACCCATATCAGATATTACCTGGCGTAGCTCCGTTTTTTCTCTCATACTCAATTTAAATCTGTCCCCAAGCTTCTTAAACGTTTCTTCAATATCCCTACCATGACTGATAGATGAATTTATACACACTCTTGCGCAATGTGATATTAAGATCGGTACAGTAACAACAATTCCATTTATTCCCGCTATTTTCTGTGCCTCTTTGACAATACCATCTTGATCTTCATCCGCCTTCTTCTTTTTCTTTTTATAACGATTAACATTTACCTTCTCTAACCTATCTTCTAATCTTGCCACACCTTTTCTAATTTCCTCGCGGGCATTCTCAATTTTACCAATATCAAGTTCGTTTTTAATATCCTTACGAACAGCCTGGGAAATAATACGATCAAGTGATTCAAGATAAGCTACAGCACGCTCCAAACCAGTTGTATCGCTGCCACTATGCGTAGGCACAGATTTAAGCTTTACATTTAACCAACTTAAAAATTTTGATAAACCTAAATCCTGCCAATTCCAAGGATCAACCTCTTCAACCCTGATATCTTCTTCTTCCTCAACATCTAAATCATTTTCGTCTTCCTCTTCAATATCATCTTGAGAATCACCGCCCGGAACTGATGGCAAAAGGAAAGCAAACCCATCCATATGCACCTCATCTTCATCGCCATCTTCGTCAATTTTTACAATAACTGTGCCTTTTTCTTCTTTATCGTCTTCATGTTCATGCTTATGCTTGTGTTCATGTTCTTCCTCTTCAACATCGAAATCAAGAGGTATTACCGGCTCAAAATCATCATCTTCCTCAATGCTAAGTTGTGGAATTAAAACAATCTGACCTTCTTCGGGCATTTTTGCATGATGTTGGGCAATTTTCGCAAGACTCATTTGTTTTCCTTCCAAAGATTCAATATCACAAGAATTTCGTTTATTTTAGGTATAACTTTAGCTTTCTTTATTAATACTGTATTATTCACATTAATTTCCGCAAAATTAGTTAAAAACTCCTGATCCTGCTTATTAAGTTCCGTAAAATGATCGTCTAAATATTCTATATACCTTGCAAATTTATTTATTTCGCTTATATTAGAACTTCCCTGCAAACTATAAAGGCCATAGTAAGAATTTCGCATCAGATCGTAGTCAGCATAATAACCAATTGGAGCAGAAAATATTCCATCATAAGTTGTGCTATTATAAGTTTTAGGATAGAATGGGGCCGCAAATGGAGTTTTTTCCACATCTACACCAACATTTGTATCTCCATAATTACAATTAACATCATGCTTAATTATTTGTCCAGCATATTTACATTTTTCATTTGGAGATTGCCAGGTTGCTATAAATTTGTTTGTTTTGGTAACTTGTTCCTTTTCTTCATCTGTTTTTAATTGATCAAGTGGAAACATTTTATCTACCAAATCACCCACAGAACTGCAAGCACTTGGAATTGAAAGACCAAACGGACATCTTTGGTCTGAGTCGTCTGATCTTAATACGGCAAGTTTTACAATCTTTTTACTTGACATATTATTATGCGGTTTTAGCGCCTATTACCATCTTCAACATTCTTTTTTGCACAATATGGCCTCAAATTTGATAATCCCCAACATTTCCGAAACTCATCATCTCCTTCTGCTTTTATATCAAATTTGCTTTTCGGAGTCTCATGATCTATCTGCCATTTAGGATTATCTTCATGAGTTTTACGATTATATATTCCACGTTTTGACCAATCCAATTTTCCATTTTCATCCCTCATCCAATCTTCGATTTGAGAATGATTTTCTAAATATTCTTTAAGTTCTTCTATTGTATAAGGTAATAATTCATTGATTGATTTGTCGTTTTTAGTTAAACCAAATTCTTTTAAGTTTTTATTTATAAAAGAAGACATATCCTTATGTAGTCTATAAATTAGATCATTTTTTCTACGATTTCTGTGATATTCATTTCTTTCTTCTTTGTGTGCTTGACGATATTGTCTACTATTTTCTTTTAATTCTTCTTTATTTTCTTGGTAATATTGTTTATTGTATTCTCTTATTTCTTCTTTGTTTTCTTGATTATATTGTCTACTATTTTCTTTTAATTCTTCTTTATTTTCTTGATAATATTCTTTTTTATCTTTTAATATTTCTTCTTTATTTTCTTGGTAATATTGTTTTATTTCTTCTTTATTTTTTTGATAATATTCTTGTTTTTTTTCTTTTACGCAAATTTTGCATTTAGTATTAAATTTGTTTTGATTATTCTTTCATTTAAAATTTTTTTTAGTTTCTTCTTTTTTTTTTTCTTTCTTTTAGC